ATCTATTAGAGGTAAACATGATTAACTCTACAAGGCTCTTAGTTATCTGACAACTAAAGCAAAAGAATAGCCCGCTGCTCTTTGAGATTTCTGCTGCAGGAGTTCTACTATTGTTATGATATGGACAGAATACTATAAAGTCTGTACTTAACTCTGACTCAATATCTAGACCTGCTCCATTAAGCACACGCCGAACTTGATCTTCTGTATATATCTCTTTACTTGCCATCTTCAAAATCCTTGTAACGATAATAGCCTTTATCAAAATCGCACTGCACCAAGAAGTCCCCCATAAAACCATTACGGTTCTTTCTAAAAGCACATTCAATAATATCACTATTGGTTGCACGACCTAATGCTAAAACCCAGTCAGCATCATAGGCGATTTGTCTTGACCATGCTGTTTGTGCAAGTGTTGGAACTGTAGACAAGTCTTTTACATCGTCTGGTGTAGCAGATGAGATAGCGATAATGGGCACTTCTTCACTAATAGCCATAAGTTTGAGTTCACGAGAAAGATTTTTCATCTTTACGGTTTCATTATCAGCCTTTTGATTTGGATTCATCAATTGTAGATAATCAACCACAACAAAGTCTGGCTTGTATTGATCAATCTTTCCACGAATAACTGAAGGTGTTACCTCACCACCAGAATCATTAGAAATAATGTGGAACTGGGGACGACCATCAATTCTATCTGTGTGCCACTTCTTCATCATATCAAGTTCAACTTCACCATTTGATAGTTTACGATGCGACCAAAGACCTTCGCCCATAATAGTAAATACACGATTACGAACTTCTGTCTCGCTCATCTCAAGAGAGATAATAAGTGGTGTCTTACCCTGTTTCCAGGCCTGTACAGCAAAGTACAGAGCCATCCATGACTTTCCTATACCTGGGTATGCTAGAAAGACTCCTAACTGCCCTGGCATAATTCCAGAAGGTAGGTAGTTATCAAACCCTGGCAAACCTGTTTTAATTCCTCTATGACCTAGTGCCTGTTGTTCTTTTACTTGCTCAAAGTATGCAATAGCAGAATCAATATCTGTTGCATCAATATCACGGATTGCAGATGTATTCTTTTTTAGTTGTGATGTTTTTGTAATTAGTTCTTCTAGCGCTGCTGTACCCTGACCATTTTGAACCTCACCTGCTGCAGATCTCAAAATATCTTTAAGGCTGTCATTAAGATACTCCGTTTGTAATTCTTCAAGGTGATGCTTTGTTGCACCAATTCCTTGGACTGGCTGAAAGTCTCTAAACTTTTCTACAACTAATGATGTTGGAGGAACTGTTCCATTATTTTCTGCATAGAGTCTAATAAAATTCCATACATCATTATGTGTACGAAGCAATGTTTCTACATTTGCCTGAAGCAAAACATGTAGTTGTTTATCTGCTAGGACTGCGGAGATTACTTTTGCTTCTGTATTATTCACTCAGCCACTCCTTTGCTTTCCTTCTTAGTTCTGCTCTTTGTTTAATATCTTCTTCTACTTCTAGTTTACCATTAAGAATTTTTTCTGCATTGTAAGCAAAATAATTCCAATTAGGTTCTTGTGCAATACTAAAATAATATTCTAGCAAGTCATAACACTGTGAAATGCCATATGATTCTACTAATGCATCTGCTGCCCACTGCTCAACATTTAGATTGATGTTGGACTTACGCTCATATCGTTGCGTGTAAAATTTATTATAGCGACTGAGCAAAGCCATTCGGTCTTTGCGTTCTGCCATTATCCTTCAGAAGCCTCTTCTTGTGCTTCTTTAATCTTTTCTGTAAGTTTATCTTCCACAAACTTATAGACACGATCAAAAGCCTGCTCAATATTTTCACCATCACGCTTGCTATCAACTACGCCAAGATCAAGTCTAAGCGACTGAAAGTTGCCCAGATTAAGTGTATAGCCTAGTGTTACATTTACCTTAGTTGAATCGTTTTCCATTACCCACCTATTTCTATTTTTAAATGCTCTCTGACCAAGTTGGAATAAATCTTCCATCTTCTGTCTTTGTATATGTAAGTATACCGTCTCCCATTCGCCGTGTCAACTCTTGGCTTGTAGGAGTCATGTTGTTAGTTATTAATTTGTCTTTTCTTGGTTGTCCAATATGTATACTTGCAAGTATAGCACGTATCTCTTTTACTTGCGATTCAGAGTAATATGCTCTCACTTGCCATCCTGGTTCCCCACCTTTTCTTGATCCCGTTGGCGCAGGAATTGTTCCTGATTTAATTAGTCTTGGTAAATACTTTCTATGCCTATTGACAAGAACTGCTGTTTCTGCTATAGTATAGGCTCTTTCTCTATTGCGTCTAAAATCAGTTCGTAGGCAAGTCTCAAGTCTATCTTTTGTAATGTTATAAAAAGAAACCATTCCAGTTGATCTTGAACTATGGTGGATTCTTACTAAATCACCATTGATAAACCAAATCTTTTGGTTACCTTTTATTACAGACTCGTTATTGTATTCTTCGCTCTGTATTTTTCGTTTAGCAGTAGCCATCTGCCCTCCCTACTTTCTTGCGGGGGATGATAAAACTTTCTTTCCCCACAACGCACACAGTAGGTCTCAATATGCATTTGAGAATTATATTGTCTATCAATAAAAATTCTACCGTTGCATCGCTTGCAATTAATCATTTTCTACCCTTTTATGTTCTTTAATTTGGTATACCAATAATAATTAAATGTACTGCCAAAGATAGGTCTCCAGATGCACCGAATCTAACAATGCCCTCAACCTTACTTGTTGTAACGGTCTTTAAGATAACAGAAACATTTTGTCCAGCAGGTGTGTTACCAATGTTGTATGGTGTTGCTGAAACTATTGGTGAATATTTAAAGTCATCAAAAGTATAAGAAAAAGAAACTTCAGATGCTGCTGTTACAGTAGCATTATTAGCAACCTGTACATATCCGCCAACTACTTTTGTTTCTGATGTTTTAACGCTTTGTGGTCCAGAAACACCATTGTTAATCGTTGTATAGTTATAGGTAGCCGAAGAAACCTGGGTAGCCAGTTCATTTACTGTCTCAGCCAGTTGGTAGATGTATGTAACATCTAGCGGTTGCCCTCTTTCGGGTAGCGGTACTTTAGCCATATCTCTCCATTATATCATTAAACGTTGTACGATGCAGGATTATATACCCGCAGAAATGCTAGATCTCTTGTAATAGGCTCACCCTTTAAATAAATTTCAATTGTTAATTTATTTGGTGTTTGTGATTGTGTTACTCCATTTATCTTGTATGTGTCTGGAACTAACAAAGATATACTTGTATTTGCAATACGGCTTCTATATAGCCAATCTCCCCCATCATCTCTGTCCCACTTTACCCAAACATCATACTCTTCTGCTGTTCTAATATATTGTGTATTTTTATATATGTCAACATCATTCCAGGCAACAGTGGATATTCCTCCACTTGTATTGCAGTGTATTTCCCCTGATACAAAAGTAAGATTTGGTTTTATTAAGTATGATGGGGACCAATGTGAAGTTCTGTTTTTATCTTCGGACACTATTCTGTATCTTACCTCATAACCCTCTGTGATTGGATTAATTGGTGGTAGATCTTTTGATAATATCGTTGTTTTTTTAATTCCTATATCTGGCATTATGTTACACCTATAGAAAATCTAAACTCAATGTAGTTTGTTGTATTTGGAGATTTAACTACTGTTACAGAGTCGGAATTTTTAATTACAGAATACCCAGTAAGTCCGTATAGAGAGTTAGTCGTTGCAACATTTTCTAATCTCATTGAGTCAAGACCAACATAAAAATCATCAGAAAGAATGTCTTCAACAAATGCAGAAGCATATATTTTAATAACACCAACAGAGTTCCATGTAAAGTTTGGGGTCGTGTATAATTCTTGAAGTTGTTTGGTTACAAGACAATAACGGTTGTTTAATAAATCATATTCTCCAGGGTTTGTGCCCTTTACAATGTCTGCTTCAAACCTTGCATATTCTCCATCTACTTGATCCGAAGAGGCAAACTCCACCAAAACTCTAACATTATCTGGTGCTTGGCCTGAAGTTCCTTCTTTATTTATTACAGAA